TACGGAGCCGGTACTCCCAAAGACTGGATTGAACGCAAACTTTATACACCCCACCATCGCCTTGGCATTCTTTTAATGCTGATCATATATCTATTGTTCTTTGGGCCAGGGGGATTTGTAGTGTGGGGTGTTCAGATGATATGGATACCATTCTGGGCCGCTGGTTTTATCAACGGCATTGGACACTGGTGGGGTTATCGTAACGGCGAGACAAAAGATCATTCACACAATGTAATGCCTTGGGGTATTTTAATCGGTGGTGAAGAACTACACAACAATCATCACTTGGATCCTGCCAATCCTAAACTGAGCCGTCGTTGGTTTGAATTTGATATCGGCTGGATGTGGTTTAAATTGTTTAGCTATATAGGCTTAGCAAAACTTAGAAACGCATAAAGAAAAAGCAGCCCGGGGGCTGCTTTTCTTTTTCTCTAATGTATAATATATCGCTATGCGACGAATAATTATTTCTTAGCTGCACCTTTATTTACAAAATCATACATTTTCTCAGCAGCTTCAAGAACTTTCTCAAGTCCTGGAACTTCTGGCATACCTACAGTAGTTACGATCTGGCCAGTTTTATCGTCACGCTTTGCTGACATTTCCCAACCATTAAATTTATAACCGTATTCTGCTTGTACATGATCTTTAGCGAGTGCTAGGATATCTGCACGGATTTCATATCCGTTTTTGTTGAACTTTACTTCTGGTAGTTTTGGTGTTTCGAATGACATAATAATCTCCTTGTGTGTATGTCTGTTATTAACAACTACTTCTTTTTCGCTGTTAACTTATTATATATGCCTAGAGACAAAAAAGCAACTTATTTCTTGAACTTTTTTATTCGTTCTTGAATCAATGTTACCACTTTATCGCTGAGCACTACTTCATAGTGGTTGCAATCTACTTCCACTAACTCCATATCCTCGTGATGCTTCTGACTAGCAACAGTAACCACACCGTCGTTGTGTGCTAACATAAACGGGCTTTGCCCTTTTACAGTAACAATATTAGTCCAAGGATGTTGTATTTTAATTCTATCAGCTTGTTTAAAAGCCCAGCTGTTTGGGCCAATGTCACGCATCAATCTGCTGAATGGTAAAAAGTATTTGGCATAATCTGCTACTTCAGCACCGCCATAGGGTGTGCTTAGAGTAACAGCACCAACTACTTGATCGGGCATGGTATTGGCAACGTGTAGGCTATAGATACCTCCTAGACTATGCGCTATAAATGCAATGTCCTTTACAGACTTTAGGTGTTCAATAATCTCTGCTAGATTGTTTTCAAACCCATTTCGGCTATCATAGTTGATATCAATGCCTTCACCTAATTTGCTTCTAATGTAATTGAAGCTTTCGCTAGTAGCACTAGCACCATGAATATAAACTAGAGTCATCAATTACTTCCAAGGAGCAGGTGCTGGTATTTCACAAGGTCCTTCAGCAGGCTCTGTTCCGTAGTCAGCTGGCATAATAACTTCTAGGTATTCCATATCTGGACTGTAGTCGTATAGGTAATGTACAATGCCAGGACGTTGCTGTACGCAATCACCTGCTTCGACTAGATGTATTTTGTCTTCATACATAAACTTGGCCCAACCCTTTAACATGTAAACGATTTGGAACTCAGCTACGTGGATATGCCAACCTGTGCCACCTGATCCTTCTGGGGGTAAATTAGCTTTTGTGATGTGTGCTAGAACACGACCGTTAGTAGCGTCTGCTACTCCTAGATCTTTGTATAGGAAAAAGTCGCGAAGTCCGCCACCTTTAAACTCTACTTCTGATCCCTTGACGTGTGAAAACTTCGTGGTCATCTAGAAGACTCCTTCTCTCTGTGTATTTACTTCGTGCAGCGCAAGATTATTGGGCTATTATTAGATAGATAATAATAGCAACAATAGTCCATCCTGCTATCTTTTCACCGTACTTTGACTCAAATTCTTTAATAATATCCACCATTGCGATATCCTTTACGACTGCGATATTCGTGTAGTGATTCAGCAAATGCGATTAAAAAATTCCAAATGTTTTTGATTAGTTTCATAGGTATTGCTCCTTGTGAGAGTAGTTGAACTCGCGAATGTAATTTTCGAGTTGTGCGGCATCGGTAATGCCTTTGGTACTTAGATAGGTATCTAAGCGGGTTTGATAGCTGGATCCTGGAAACATCTCTGATAAACGTTCCAAAATACTCAGCATTTTAGCTGATATAGTTTTCATTTCTATCCTCTGTAAGTGTGTGTAGACTCAGTGTTTCTACTGATGTATTTATCTCTAGATGATTACAACTTGATTAAATAGAACAAACAGTGTATAATATTAAATCATACATAGAGGGTAAATACTACATCAGGGAAGGCACATGAAAATTAGAACAAGATCAATTTTGCAGGAACTTAACGAACTGGCAGAAGTGCGTAACAAAGACGCTCTTTTTGAAAGCCGTGCCGTTAATATTATCAATTCTGCAATTAATCTTTTGGAAAGTATTCACAAGCATTATACCCCAGAAGATGCAGATGAGCTTGAACGTAGATTTATCAATTCTATCAAAGGGCAAGACACTGCTAAATTTACTCGTGGTATACGAAAAATAGTAGAATCAAGAAAGCACAATCAAAAGCTGTTGGAATCCAAAGAAGATGAGTAATACATTATTTGAGGGCGGAAACGTATTCAAAGGCCCAGACAAACAACCACTAACACAACGTATCAGAACCAGCGAGGTACCTGCTACTATTGCTTGGATTGAAAAAGTCACAGGCTTAGACTTTACTAAAGAACTAGACCCGCACGATAAGAAACCTGTGAAATGGTTAGGCACAACAGGACGTAAGGAAGATCCAGATGGCACATTTGAACTAAACAGTTCTGGCGACCTTGATCTAAGTGTTGATGCCAACGAAGTAGATAAGAAACAATTTGCTGATAATCTAATCCAACAGTTTGGTAAAGAGTCAGTTAAATTAAGTGGTGACAGCGTACACTTAAAAACTCCTATCAACGGGGATGAGAAATTTGGATTTGTTCAAGCCGACTTTATGTTTTCGGCTAATCCTAAATTTCAACAAGGAAGTATGCTAGGAGGAACTGGAGAATATCGCGGTGAGCATAGACACATTGTACTCAGCAGCATTGCTCGTGCCCGAGGATTAAAATATTCACCCAAGTACGGTCTGCTACATGCAGATACTAATGAACCACTCGAACACGGTGATGACTGGAATGTTATTGCTAAGAAACTGCTAGGGCAAACAGCCACAACCAAAGACATTCGTTCAGTTGATAGCATTTTAAATTATATTGAAAAACTACCAAACTACGAAGAATTAATTGCAGGTGCAAGAGAAACATTAGGCAAGCAGGGTATTAAGTTACCAGAAGCAATTACCTTTGAAAGTGCTCAGACTGGAACACCGCAATGGTTCCGAAAGATGATGAGTAGAATTAGATGAGAGCATTTGAGTTTTTAACTGAAGCAGAAGCACCTGCTCCTAAGAAGGTTGGACGTGAGTTTAATCACTTAGAGGATCTAGTGTTTACAGAACCCAACGGCGGTAAAAAGGCAGTTGAATTGTTAAAAGGTATCGCACAAGATGCCAAGGATGTTAGTATCAAATGGGACGGCAATCCCACAGTCTATTGGGGACGTGAAGATAACGGACAGTTCCGTATGGTTGGTAAGAATAACTGGGGACGTGATGAAGGCAAAAGCTCAAGCCCAGAAGAACTTAAACAGTTTATCCTAAGTCGTGGTAAGGGCGAAGACTGGCGTGAAAAGTTTGCGTCGGATATGGCCAGCCTGTGGCCTATCTTTGAAAAGGCAACTCCTGCAGATTTTCGTGGTTATGTCTACGGTGATATTTTATTCCATCCAGGCAAGCCCTATGAAGGTGCAGATGGTCGTATAAGTTTTACTCCTAATCAAACAACGTATGCCGTTCGTAGCACTAGTGATGTTGGACGTCGATTAGTCAAAGCTAAAATAGCGGTAGCTGTACACAAACATTTAGATTACTTCGGTGACAAGGGCGGTGAACCTATTAGCGATGTTGGCCAATTCAACGCTACTCCAGATCTAGTGGTATTTGGGCAGACCTATGTCAGCCATCAACCTGCAGTGAATGCAGACAATCTAGCAGCTATTGAAAAGATAGTTAATACTAAATCTGGATCAATTGATCAATTCCTTGCTCCGGTTGCAGGTATGGGATACCTACAAGATACTATCTATACATTTGTTAATAATCAAAGTAAAGCCAAACAACTAGATAATTTAAACTCAAAAGCGTTCTTTGAATGGCTAGGATCAAACCCTGCCAAACTTAAAAAGATCAGCGAACACAGCCAAAAACACCCAGGAGTAATGGATGTTATATTCCAACTGGTCACAGAACTGATGAAAGCCAAGGACGAAGTCATCCGAGAGCTTGATGCTGCCAAGGGCGATATAGAACAGCACACGGGCGGCAAACCCGGCGGCGAGGGCTATGTCTATAAAGATGCTAAACTAGTACCACGTGATCGCTGGACTCCTTTTAGAGCCGATTAAGCATCCAAAAACCCTGATTTTTTACTCCCAATATAAATACTATGCCGGTCCCGGAGCGGGATCATTGATATAAGGAGAAATTAATCATGGCAAACTTAACAAGCGCAACAATTGGTTCAACAACATTCGGTGCAAACTACGAGCAATTAGTAAACACACAAGGTCTTAGCGGACGTTTTATCGTTGTAAGTATCGCTAAAGGCACAGGAAGTGCAACAGAAGCAGAATTAGTATCAACATTAAAAGCACTAGGTAACGCAGGTGGTTCCGGTAACGGTTCCGACACAAATGGTCCAGACGCTTTCACTGTAGTTGGCTTCACTGCTGCTACTTTAGGTACAGACCCAGCTTATGCTGTGTTACAAGGTACTGGTACACTATCTACAGGTGCTGGCGATTATGTTGCTGACATCACCGTTTCAGAAGTTGTAACATTTGGCTTAGCCGTTTAATTTCCTAGGGATGGGAAGCAAATCAGGACTCTTCGGAGTCCTTTTTTGTTGGTGTAAATAACAGATATGGCACGATATAAAATAATCACATTTGTTGACATTACAAGATCTAATCCCTTACGCCAAGAAACAGACAAAATCAAATTAGGTCAGCAGTCAAACTTCAACAGTTTGATACAGGCTATTGGATTACGTGCCAACGTTGATTGGCAACAAGATCCAGCAATGAACACAGGACGGCTACCACATCCTATGATTGGCAAAGCTAACCATTGGGTTTGGGAATTTGAAACTGAACGTGATTATCTCTTTCTAAAAGACACAGACCCTGTTGGGCTTTTACTAGAAGATCTAAATGGTGTTCCTATAGTAATCGACTTAAATAACAGTGTAGACATAACTCCGGCAGTATTTCGAACTCTAGGAGATAAACCCAATACCTGGGCATACGAAATATCAAATTCGGTATAAATACATTATCAAAGGCAAACCATTAGGCAGTTACTAACTTAGGCACATGGCTCGGAGCGAGCACTTGACTTAACATACAAGGAACATAGCCATAATGGCCACTGCAACAATTAAAAAACCACGTAGCGAAGCACAGGCGCAATTAGCTGAATTGCCAGAGCGTGTGGGTATTGTCGAAACTAAAGTTGAATCAATCAAGGAACAGCTTACAGAGCTTAAAGGCGATGTAAGAGAAATGCACGACTGTTTAGATCAAACTCGTGACAGTGTTATGGCAGAACTAGGTAAAATGCAAGACGAGTATCGGATCAACAGTCAGAAGTTCTTTGATCACGCAGATCGTCTACACGCAGAAGATGTAGAAACACACGGTAAACTAGGTTCTCGAATTGACGAACTAGAAAAAATCAAAAACAAATGGACCATGTATGCTATGGTTGCATTGGCATTTGCCGCAGGAACAGGTTGGTTGAATTCAGTTAGTTTTCCACATATACTCAAGTTCCTAGGGCTATAAAATATACCCAGTTAAATAAGGACCATAGGTCCTTTTTTTATGACTGACATTTCAAAACGCTTAGAGCAGACACTACGCTCAGTAATCCAAAAAGCTCCAATACTTCCTGTTAAGGTCGCTGGTGGAATTCTTGTTGGCAACGTTTTAATAACCAGCAATGGATCATTGAAAGATTTATGGCAGCACGATTCTGTTGTTTATCGAGAAGTTAGCCTAAACAAAGTAGCTATTAAATTGGCTAATATGTTGGCTAAACACGGAAACAGCTATCAAACAGATACCATCTATAAAGCAGATCAAGAATACGGACGCTGGTTTAACGAAAGTCAGATACTGAGAACCCAATATCAAAAAGCTCTAAATAATCAGGACTATGATCGTGCAGATATGCTGTGGGCTAGGTACTGCGAAAGTAGAGATAAGGTATTATCTGCCAAGGCAAGAGCAGAAACTTTGGCAACTATCTGAATAAATATAGTATCAATCTGGACCCTTACAAATATGAAAACAACAGACCTTTTTAAATTTAATAGATCGAGCAAACGTATCAATGAAAGCATTGATAAAGTGTTTGGCAAAAAGTTAAATTTTGAAACTTTTGACACACCGCAGCTAGAAGATGCTAGAAACAAACTGCGTACTCAGATCCATTCGGCCCGAGCAGAAAGCGGTTTCAATGAAACTATTGAAAACGAAGCTCTAACACAAGCACAATGGATGCACGATGCTATTGTTGCAGAATTAATGGATCGCGAAGAACACATTGTAGACAATACATTTCAAGAAGAATCTGAAGACAAAGAAACGGTTTTAGGCAAGATTGCAGACGAAGAAGATTATGATGCTCTATATGATCTAATGAGCGATATTCACAGCGATGCAGGCAAGTGGATACAGAGTCAGATCGAAGACATTACTTCAGAAACAGGTCTACATCCGGATGACGACTTTGAAGAAATTGAAAATCGTTTAATGGATCGTATTGTTAGTGATTTTGGCGAAGGATTTGGACAACCACGTGATGACGAAGGTGGCGACACTGATGATGCCTATGCTCTAGCAAGTGCTGGACATGGAAGCGATGAAGATTACGGGTTTTCTGGACATGACGAAAGTGTAGAAACAGAAGGTGAGAGTCAGCACAGCGATGTGAGTATTGCTCAAGATGTCTATGCTGAAAATCCAGATTTGGATTCAGAAGATGATATTTTAAATGCAGCATTTCCGCATGTGGTTAAAATGATGGGCGGCAGTAAAAAACGTGCCAACTATATGTTTAACTATGATGAAGACTTTCCAGGCGAAATGATCGGTGCTTACAAATGGTTACAAAGACAAGCCCATGATGTAGGCGAAGCTACTGGGCGCGATGCATACCAAAGAGATTATGACAGCAGCGTGAGCGGAATGGGCCGTCAAGAAAGAGATTGGGACGAAGGTGATACAGAACCAGCCAACAACTTTGCCGTAGCAGTCAATGGTAAACAATGGAAGGTATTTAAAGGTCGTGGTCATCATGCAGATGACATGGCTGAAAGAAATCATTTCCGTCAACTAAAAGTCTGGGCTGCTAAGAAATCAGAAGCCACAGGCAAGAAATGGACTGTTCATGTTACAGGCGAACCTGCAACTGAAAGTGTCAATTACGAAAATAAAGAACAAACAGGAGATAATATGAGTAACTTAAGAGAAGGTGAGATTCAGCAAGCCAGCGCAATCGTAACCGCAAAAACAATGGTAGACAGAGTAGGCCGTTGGATTGAAGAACTTTCAGGAATGGAAAA